CGACGTCCCCGGCAACCCCCCACTCTCCGAGTACAGCGCCAGCGTGATCACCCCGCTCGTCGTCGCCGCCTTCTTGATCCGCACCTCCACCGAGGAGATGTGCCGCGTACGCCGCGCCACGAACCGCCTGCTCGCTCCCTGGTTCAGCATCACCGGCAGATACGATGCGCTCGTGTCCACCTGCACCGCCGGCCCCGGCCAGTCCGCATAGTACCACGTCGCACTCCCCGGCTCGTACACCGGCAGCGCACCCGTCGGATTCTGCGGCAGCGGCCCCAGCGTCACCTGCTTCTCGATCCTCGTCTCCACGTTCCACGAATCGTAGAACGCGCTCGCGTCCGCCATCTCCTCCTGGCCCCGCCCGCCCCGCCAGTCCCGCTGGCTGAGCATACTCCACTCCGTCAGGTCCTGGTCCTGCGTCGCCCCCTTCGAGGCCTTCGCCGCGTACGGATTCACCAGCCGCCGGCTGAACCCCAGCGCTGGCGCTTCCGTCAGCAGCAGCCCCAGCTCCTCCCCGCTCTCCGGATCCGCGAATCGCACGTGATAGCGAGCATCAGCCATCTCTGATCCACCTTCTGAGCGCGTCTATCATGCGATCCGCCTCACGCCTATCAGATTCCTTCTCCTCCTCCGGCAGATCGCTATAGAGTGTGTTCATCTGTCGGCGCCACCGCTGCACCAGATCGTCGCTTAGCTCCCAGTAGGCCGGATCATCCGATCCGCCCAACTGCGAGAGAAAGTATTGCATCCAATGTACCCACATCACGTGCGCAACCGCTGCCAACGCCTCACGCATCACTCACCCCCTCGCCTTCGCCCACCGCGCCCCGCGCACCGTCCCCGCCGGCTGCCAACGCGCCGCCCGCGCTCGAAACCGCTCCGCGATCTCCATATAGTACTGCGCCTGCGTCAGATGCGCCCGGTACCCCGCCGACTCCGGGGCCCTGCTGGCCGCCATATCGTGCAGCCAGTACAGCGCCCAGGACGTCACGAACTCTACCGCCTCCCGCTCCGCCGGCTCCCCGATCCCCAGGCTGCTGCTGTCCGCGGACAACTCACTCAGCCGCGCCAGATAGTCCAGCCGCAAATCCTGACCGCTGTCTACCCCATCGAGGCTATCGAAGTACAACACCTGCGGCGCGCCCGCCGTCCCGGCCACGTGCCAGTTCCGCCCCGGCACCTGCCGCCAGGCCTCACCCGAAGCGTCCCTCACCCACACCGCCAGCACCCGCACCAGCCCCGCCGGCAGATTGTACTCGTAATCATCATCCGCCAGCGTCACCGTCGTCGTATCCACCACCTGCGTCAGCCACGTCTCCCCCGCCGCCCGGATCCCCGCATTCACCGCCGCGATCACGTCCTCCCGCTTCGCCGGCAGCAGCTCGTACGTGTCCCCGCTGTCCGGCGCCGCCGTGAACGCCGGATCCACCGTCAGCGTCGCGGTGGACTGCACGAAATCCGTCACCGGCCGCTCCTGCGCCTCCGGCGCTGCGTGTAGCCCGCCGGCGTCCGTCACGATGTACAGGTGATGGCCGATCCAGAAGTCGTTCGGCTCATACAGCTTCGCCGTGTCAGCCAGCGTCGTCGTACTCCCGCCGGTGGCCGTGGACCGCCGGTACATCCCGAACCGCCGCGCCACCTCTCCCACCAGATCAGCCCGAGTCTTCGCCGTCATCCTTGCCTCCGCTTCTTCCGCTTACGCAAGTTCGCATTCACCGCCCGCTGCTGGGCCAGCGCCTGCCCCCAGGTGGCGTGCGTCCCCAGCAGCCGCGCCCCCTTCCCCCGGTGCGCCAGCACCACCCAGCCCTTCCTCATCTTCCGCACGATCGCCGGCATCCCTACTCCTTCTTCCCACCCAGCGCCGGGTCCTCGTACCGCCCCACCAGAATCATCAGCTGAGCATTCTCCATCAGCCAATCCCGCACCACGCCGGCCACCGACTCCGCCAATTCGTGCGGCTCGTACGCACACGTCGCGCCCATTTCCTCGAACCCCACCATCAATCGTCTCTCGAGCTCACTCCACATCCCGTCCGCCGTCGTCCGTCCGCCGTCTTCCATTGACATAACTCCTGACTCCTGCTATAATGACCACGGTACCACGCGAGGATGACCCGCGCGCGTGAGGGATAGCCCTGGTACTTGACATCCTACCCGCTGAAGGATGGTGGCCGTGGCCGGCCTCCAGGTAAATCCCCCGGGTCATTCCTCTACTCCCTACCCCGCGCCTTTCTGCCCCTCGGCTGCCTGCTCCGAACTCTGCCCCTTGGCTTCATCGGGCCCGATCCTCTCCTTCAACTGCTCCAGCGTCATCGCAGCCGGGTCTGGGTCCACCGGGTTTGCCCGCCCCGCCTTCAGCAAGTCATCGCACAACTCCAACGCCCCGCCGACCGCGTTCAGATTCGCGATCACCTGGCCGCGCTCCTGCTGCAGCTGCTGCCCCTGCCGGTCGATCTCCACCAGCCGCCGGTCCAGTCCTTGCGCCTGCATCTGCAGCGCCGCCTTCCGCTCCTCGATCGTGCCTACCTCGATCGTCACTCCGCACCCCCGAACCATTGGTCCAGCTTCGCTCTGCTGACCACGTCCACGTCGTCCTCGGCCACGTTGAACACCTCGTACCATAGCGGCTCCTCCTCCTCCACCATCCGCCGGATCGTCTCCACCACCCGCCACCGCCGGGTGTACAACCCCCACAACCACGGCGCGCAATCGTCGCTCGTCGGGCACAACCGCAGGACCACCACCTCTAGCGCGCGCCGCAGCCCGAACGTCGCCAGGATCGCCTCGGCGATCACCTTCGACCCCGCGTAGAACACGGCCGCCTCCCTGCCCGAGGGCATATCCCCAGCCCGCCACACCTGCACCGCGTTCCTTGCCCCCTCCGCCGCCGGCCCGCCGTCCACCTCCCACACCGGCCGCATCTTCTCCTCCGCTCCGTAGTACGCCGTGCTCGAGGCGTAGATGACCCGCCGCACCCCGACGTCCACCGCCGCCCGTGCCACCGCCTCCGTCCCCTGGCAGTTCCACTCCCAGAACGTCGCCCACTCCTTCTTCGGGTCCGGCCAGGGGATACCCGCCAGGTGCACCACCACCTCGCATCCTGCCATCACCCGCCGCAGCAGCAGCGTATCCGACAGCCACTGCCCGCTCTTGCAGTCGTAGCCCACCACCTCGTGCCCCGCCTGCCGCAGCCCCTCCGCCACCGCCTGGCCGATAAAGCCCTCAGCGCCCGTCACCATTACTCTCATCGTTCTACCTCACAACCGCCGCGATCCACAGCGCCAGCGGCATAAAGACACGCGTCTCCCGCGCCCGCGCCATCGTCCACCCCGCCACCAGCCACACCAGCGCCACCGGCATCGTCCCGGCCAGCGCCGCCGGCATCCGCCCCCGCCCCCACACGGCCGTCACGATCCCCGCCACCATCCACCCGATGGACAGCCAGGGCCCCACGTCGCCGATCTCTCGCGCTTGGCGCAGGTCCGGCACGTTGTACGCCCTCAGCGTCCAGCGCTCGCAGTACAACCCCGCCCGCCCCTGCACCAGCCGCACCGCCCCCATCGCCCCCGGCCCGCTCAGCGCCGCCACCGCGCACCACGGCCCCCCACTCAGCAACGCCAGCCCGGGCGCCAGCACGGCCGTCTCCCTGCTCAGACCCCAGATCACCCCCCCGGCCAGCGCCGCCCAGGGCGATCCCATCACGCACAGCCCCACCCCCAGCAATTCCGCGTAACAATCCCAATAGTCGAACTCGAACGTGCTGGCCACCAACACCGCCAGCGCCAGCATCCCCGCCGTCCCCACGATCTGTCTGGCCACTGCCAGCGCTCCCCACATCAGCAGCCCCTTGATCACCTGGTAGTGCCACGCCTGCACCGTGGTCCCCCGCCTTCTGACTAGCCGCACCACCCAGGCCAGTCCCAGCAGCACCCAGCCCATCAGCACCCGGTAGCGCATCGGCGCCGCGTTATTCCGCCGCAGCGTCCCCGCCAGCGCCCCATACCCGTTGCAGTCCCGGTTCCGATTCCCCGCCGTCATCCGCCACTCCAGCAGCGCCAGCCCCGCCGCCACCGCTAACGCCACCATCATGCCCCCTCCCTGCCCCCCGCATGCGGGGGGATCGGGGGGTCTGGCAACCCCACTCCCATCTCGTCCAACAGCCGTGGCAGCAGACCTGTCAAGACCGCCTCCCCTAGCATGCACACCAGCCAGTCGCGCGGATACGCACACTCCGTGCCCCACTCGTGCCCGCACGTCAGGGCGCGATCCACCCACAGCCCGAACCCTGCCTTCCGTGCATGCTGCGCGAACCAGAAGTCCTCCCCCCAGCCTCCCGGTCCCACGCCCTCGAACCACGGCTGCTTCAGGGTCTCGAACACCCGCCGGTGCACCAACGTACAACCCATTCCCAGCACGTCCACCGCGTACATCGCATCGTCCGGCGCCGGGTCCAGCAGCACTGGTTTCCTGACCAGCACCTGTGGATGTGCCATCACCCACCGCAGGGTATCCCAATCCCGCCTGGTGAACACCTCCCGCCCGTTCTCCAGCACCTTCTCGATTCCCCGGTGGATTCCCATCACCGGCAGCATCCTCCGTGTCGCGATCATCGGCGCCACCATATCCACCTGCCGGCCTGCCAACCGCGCCAAGGTCTGGCTATGCAGCACCTGATCACTGTCCACGAACAGCAAGTACTCACACTTCGTTCCCAGGAACTCCATCGCACACGCCTCGCGTGCCTGATCCACCGGGAGACCTTCCTGCCTGATCACCAGCAGGCCACCTCGCGGCTTCACCAGCCCCATCATCATATCCAGGAACGGCCCACTGAACGGCCGTGTGTGCACGATGGCCAGCGCAAATCTCATCCTCCACCTCCCTCCCCCCTGGCCCCCCGCATGCGGGGGGAGCGGGGGGTGCGGGCTCGTGGCATCTGTAGCCACGAGCCCGCACCCGTTCCGCTCGACGGGTCCTAGAACCCGTGAGTCACTACCCCGATCTGCACCGGGCCGAAGCAGTTGCTGCCGCTCGAATTGGTCGTAGATGCCGACCGCACGTAGCGCCGCTGCGTCGCGAACCGAATCGAGTACTCGCCCACCGCATCGATCGTCTCGCTCTGCGCGATCGTCTCGTACGTAGCGTCGTCGTCCGACGCCTGCACCTCCACGATCAACTCGTCGCCTGCCCCGCATTCCGGGACGACCACCTTGACCGTCATCCCGTCCGCTGGCGTTTGCCGGAGGTCGAGCGCGTCACTCCACTCGTCGCCCTCCATATCCTCGTCGTCCGCGTCGCGGAACATCAGCAGATCGTCAAACGCCGTTCCTGAAAACCGTGTCGTCTTAGCCATCTTCATCCTCCTGGCTTGCTATCGTCATCCTGCCGGCCTACGTCCAGTCCGTGGCGGGTTGCAGATTGTACATCCGCGCTGCGTAGTACGACCCGAACCCCGCCAGCCCCACCCACCAGTCGATCCGCAGCCGCTTGACCGGCTTGGCCTCCAACTCGTGAGCGTCGCCCCCCACCCAGTACGCCTCGAGCGCATCCAACTGGATCCCGATCAGCCCGTCGTCCGTCCCAAACTTGACCGCGTACACGCTCGTGGTATCGTCCCCCCCGTCGCCCGGGTCCTCGGTGTTGGTGATGATCTCCGACGTCTGGTCTCGCTGCAGCCCCACGTCCACGATCGGCTTGCCCCCAAACGTGTAGATCGTCCGGTCGAACTGGTCCTGCGAGGTGTCCAGCAACCCCACCCGCCGCAGCACCCGCCCCACACCCAGCCGCATATCGAAGTTGCAAAGGTACGCGTCGGCCCCTCCCACCAGCTCGTTCAGCCGGTGGAGGCCATCCAGGAACGCGTGCTCGGCGTCATCCGAGGCGGTCACGTCGTAGGGCGTCCCCGCCGTGCCCAGCGCGAAGAGCTGCCGCGCCGGCAGGTTCGCCACCCGGTACTCCAGTCCATAGAAACCATCGGCGTCGAGCGTCGGCGATCCCTGGATAAAGTACTGGTTGAACACGAACGCCGTCGCCTTCGTCTTCATCGCCGTCTGCGTCACGCCCGGGTCCTCGATGTAGTTGCTGACCTTGTCGAATACCCGGTCGATGTCCACGTCACCCCCGAGTCCCTTTACCGATTCCACGATCTGCTCGGTCGTCCCCGATCCCTCACCGTACCCGTCGTTGATCTTCCGGAACGCCGCCTCTGGCAGCCCCTGCCAACGAATGGCAATGCTGTCGAGCGCGCCCACGTTCTCGAACGGAACCAGCGCCAGAATATCGCTGTACCGGATCAGGTTCATGAGGATCCCCTTGCGCAGCGGATCCGTCATCTGCTTTGCCGCATCATTCAGTGTTACGGCCATCTCATATATCCTCCTGGCTTATGTGCCGCCTCCCCTCCTGGTCCCCCGCATTGCGATCTTCAGCAGCTCCTTCGGATCCGTGATGTCCGCAATTGGGTTGTCCTGCCTGGAAGACGGCGCACCTGTGCCTGTATTGACCCGCGTGACCCCGGCCTCCTGCAACGCCTGCTGTCTCGCTGCCTGCGTCGCTCCGGTCACCGCGGTCCGCTGGTCCTCCGTTATCACCTGTGCTTGCAGCCCCTTCAGCTTCGCCGCGCTCGTCGCCAGCCGCACCAACCCGGCCGCCGATGGCTCATCTCCCCAGTCCAGTCCCGGCGTGTTCGGCTCGATCCCCAACTCCTCCAGCAGCGCCTGCGCCTGGGCCACGTATCCCTCGCGCTCGCTCATCGCTGCCTCGCGTTGGCGTGCTTCCGCCTGCACCCGTTCCAACTGAGCCTGGTAGTACTGTGCCACCTGCTCCGGGTCCGCGTCTCTCAACTGCACCTGCGCCATCTGCTGCTGCATCTCCTCCGCCTGTCGCCGTGCTTCTGCTAGCTGCTGCTCCAACTCCCTCTTGCGGCTGTCGTAAGCAGCCTGGTATCGCCGGAACTCTTCCGACTTCGACAGGTCTATCTTCTCCGCCGGGGCTATCGGTTGCGGAGTCTCGGCTGTCGGCTGCTGGCCGGCAACGGCACCCTCGCCTGTCGCCTGCCCTGCGCCAACTCCTGCACCCTGCTTTTTTTCCAACTCCTCGGTCATCTCATCCTCACTTCCTACGCGCTCCAGCAAGCCTTCTGACAGTAAAGCTCCCTAAGTTGAGGCTCGCGCCCCTATTCGATTGTAGGAAAGCCTCCTGGAGCGTCGTAGCCTACTATGCCGACCCTCGCGCCTTGCGACGCTGGGCCTCCACTCGCTTCCGCCGCATCCGCAGCGCCTTGCTGATCATAGCGTATGTGCCCTGCGAAATGTAGTATGCGAGGAATCCCAGACGGATCGCCATCACGACGCCGTCCTTGCCACACACCGGGGGCTTCACGCCCAGACTCAGCCCGAGGCAGCCCAACCCGACGAGGGCCAGCGGGATCACCAAGCAGCCGACCAGAAACACCAGCCGCTTCCAGGTATCCTCCACCGTCTCCCACTTCTTCGCCAGCCCGGGCACCACCTCCAGCAGCAGCGAGATGATCCCGGCCATCACCGCGGCGATGATCCCCGCCGTCAGCTCCGGGTCTCCCTCCTGCTGCGCCTGTGCTGCCACCACTGGCCCCCCCTCGATCCCCACCGCATGCGGGGGGGCAGGGGGGGTGAGGGGCGAGACCGTAGGCTCCGGCCCCTCGCACCCGACCAGCACCAGGATAGCCAACAGGACCACCACCGTCAACACGCCTTTCCTCAACATCTCGAGCTCCTTTCCGTAAGTGTATCGAACCTGATATACTTCCGCCGTCCGCCGTCTGCGGTCAGCGGTCACTCCCTCTACTCAGCAGCCCACTCAACAAATTGCCCAGTCGCTCCATCAGGCCCGCCGTCTCGGTACTATCCCCCAGTATCTTCTCCGCCTCAGCGATGTGCTTTTGCACCCGCTCCACTCGCTCCGCTATCGGTACCGAGTCCGGCTCCTTCCCCTGCTGCTCCTGCCTCTCCTCGCTCATCTTCGCCTCAAATCTCCAGATGTCGCCAAGCCCTCCCACAAACAATCCCGGAGATAGTTCGCCAATTCACGTCGAAACGCTTCGCCAATTCACACTGCCGCACACCTCTTGCAACCTCGCGCCGAATCTCCCGGACCGCATCCTCTGTCAATTTCGCCCTAGGATGATCCTCTCCTCGCGGAAGGCACTCAGGATATCGCTTGACTGCCATCCTTCCAGGACCCGAGTTCGATCTTCGTCGGCCCTTCTCGGTCATATCCCTCACATTGTCCTTCTGAGTTCCCAGGAACAGATGGCGAGGATTCACACACAACGGGTTGTCGCAGTGATGCAAAATCTCAAAACCTTCGGGGACTGCTCCGTATACCAATTCCCAAACCACCCGATGAGCACATCCCCTGACAAATTTGCCATCACTGCCCACCCCGATGTAAAAGGCACCGTATCCCCGTGCCTGCCCAGCGAGCCAATCCCAACACGTACTCCCGCCACTCCGGTCAACCTTCTCCCAGAATCGCTTCAGGGCACGCTCATCCATCAATTGCCGGGCCTCGCCAGATCTGAAGCTCCGTCTCGACCGCACTCGCTTGCGTTTCATTTCTTCGCCCACCGTCCGACCACCCATGGCACTCCCCGCGCCCGGTACGGCTCCGCGTATGCCTTCTTCGGGCCCCAGGGCGACACCTTCTCCATAAACACCTTCGGCACCCACTGCGCCTGCCGCTCGAACGCCCACGGCACCAGCCCCCCCTTCTTCTTCCCCTTCTTCTTGTAATACTTTCGAGGTCGTGGCACGTACGCCGCCCGCGCCCTCTTCCCCACCGCCGCGTACCCACCCCCGCCCGCTCCCAGCGCCGTCCCCTGGTAAAAGTACGCCCACAGTTCGTGGCCCCGCTGCTCTCCCCACGCATCCCGCAGATCGAAATACTGCCCGATCTCCGGATGCTTTAACTTGAACGTCTTCCGCTCCCCCGAGGCCAGCGCATAATACCGGTCGAGCAGGTCCTGCACGTTCTCCCCCACCTGCTCCTTGACCGCCTGATTGAACGCATCGTTCTGCTGCCGCGCCTGCTCCCAGTCCGCTGCCGACAGCCACTTGTCCGGGTCCTCGTTCTCCGCCCGCCACCCCTCCAGCCACTCCAACGCCTTCTGGTACTGCTCCGCCGTCGCCGTCCCGCGCGTCTCCGCATCGAGCGCCAACTGTACCAGCGTATTCTCGCGCGCCCCCTGCCCCATCTTCCCCGGTGGAAGTTCATCGTTCAGAAAATCCCAGAACGCCGACGAGGCCTCCGACAATGCCCGCTCCTCCTCCGGCTTGCGCATCGTCGTTGCCTCTGCCACACCCGGGAACGTCATCCCCTTGACCGCCGTCCTCAGCTCATCCACCGTCCACCGGCCCGGGTACATCTCCTCGATCCGGCCCACCAGGTCGGCCCCCCTCGTCTCACCCGCCCCCTCGACGTACCGCTCGTACGCCTTCCCCTTCTCCATCCCCCCCTCGACCGCCTGGTTGTACGCCTCCCACGCCGGCCGGTACACCGTCTCCTCCCACACCCGCTGCGCTGCCTGCGTTGGCCGGTCGTTCCTGCGCCAGTACGACGTCACCGCCGCCTGGTCCACCCCCGCCAATAGTTGCGCCGGCGTCGCCCCCATCGCCCCGGCGATCGCCCCCAGCGCCTCGTTCCCTTCCATCCGCGCCGGCAACTCCTGGAAGAAGGTGGCCACCGCCGCGTTGTATGCGTCGTAGTCCGGCTGCCCGTTCGCCCCTGCGAACTGCGCCACCCGTGGCATCGCCCCGCTCACCGCCCCCAGCACCTCTTGCTGCCGGATCCCCGTCGCCTCTTCCGGCCTGGCCCCGTACACACTGCGCGGCTGATACCCCGCCCCCTCCTCCGCCTGCTCCGTCAGCCCCATCGTATCGCGCAACTGCCCCAACTGCGCCCACTGCTGATCCTGCAGCTCCTGGATCCCCGCCCGGTTCCACGGCTCCCGCCGTGCCAGATCGTCAATCTCCTGCGCATACTCCGCCTGAATCCGATCCCGCTGCGTCCGGTACTCGTTGTAGCGTGCCTGCTCCCCCGGCGTCGTCCCTGTGAACTCCGCCGCCCCGGGCAATGCACTGCCCGCCAGCCGTCGCGGTACCGTCTCCGGATGTTCCGCCCGCCACGCTTCCAACCCCACCCGGCTACCCCTGCCTGTCAGCGGCGAGTACTGCTCCCCCCGCTGCTGTCTCTCCAGCTCGAGCTGCCTGCGCTCCCCACTGGGGAACATCGCCAGCGTCACCCCACCCGCGAACGACGACCCCGCCCGCAACCCCCGCTCCAACCCCGCCCGTTGCACCGCCGTCTGCAGCAACGTCTGCGCCTGCAGCACCTGCGGCTCCGTCCACCCCTGGTCCCGTGCGATCCTCAGTACTGCATCGCTGGCCACCGGTGGGCCTGCCCGCCCGCCTTCCCAGCCCATCGCCTCGTTCAGCCGCAGTTGCCCCGCCTCCACCAATCGCTGCAGCTCCTGCGCTCGTAGCGCATCCTGCGAAATCTCCGGGTTGTCCGCGGACATATTCGCCAGCATCCGGTTCACCCGGTACGCCTGGTACGGTTCCTGCTCCGGCATCCCCACCATCCGCCGCACCGGCGCCTCGATATTCACCCCGCCCGGCGCCCCGACCCCCGCCGCCGCCGTCGCCGCCTGGATCGCCCCCGTGTGCGGCAGCACGAACCCCATCTCCTCCCGCTTCCCGATCCAGTTGAAATACTGCAGCGGCCATTCGATGAACCCGTAGGGCCTCAACCCCACCTTCTGCCCTACGCGATACGTCATCTCGATCAGGTTGCGCGCCTGCTCCGGGTCCTCCATCTCCGTCCCCATCCCCGGCAACTGCGAGAACGGCAACAACAACCGCGACGGATCGAAGAACACCGCCTGGCCCGTCCACGCCGGCATCCCCTTCACCGGCACCTCCACCATCCCCTCGAACCGCGCCCGGTAGCCCCGCTCTGCGCTCGTCCGTTCGATTGCCTGCCTATACCGTGTATACTGCGCGATCACCCCCGGCCGTTCCGCTGCCCGCAAGGCCCAATTCCTCGCCGACCGGGTCATCCAATACGAGTACGGGCACACCATGCTCAGCCAATTGTCGAACCGCTTCCGCCCGCCGGCGTAGTCCAGCACGCTAAAGTCCGCCCCCTGCCGTGCCATATCCACCGCCGTCGTGCGCGCCTCCGCCCACTGCCGCGTCAGATCCGTCTTCGCCCAGCGCTCCAACTGCGCCTGCACCTGTGGCGGCACCGGCCCCGCCTCCCCCGCCACCGCCCACTCCGTCCGCCCCCACGTGCGCACGTCCTCCAGCGCTGCCAACTCCCGGTCCGTCATCACCTGCGTCATATCCGCCAGGGTGGGGGGCATCGCGTATCCCCCCGCCGCGGCCGCTCGCCGGTCCGCCCGCGCCACGTCGTCCGTGTGCCAGGCCGACCACGCCGTGTCCACCATCGCCTTCTGCCCCTGCGTCCCCGCCTCGACGATCCCGCGCGCCTCGTCCCGTGCCGCCCGCGCCGACGTCCAATCCTGATACCAGTACGTCCGGACGACCTGGTTCTGCTCGTCCAGCAGATTCACCCCATACATCCCGGCCGCCCGTTCCGTCGTCGCCTTCACCACCCCCACCGGCACGTCCACCATCTCACCCAATCGCCGGCCGTCCTGGAGCAGTCCACCTCGCGCTCGCGCCATCTCCTCGATGTCCGCGTACCGGTCCGCCAGCGTCGCCTGTCGCTGCTCGAACCCCACCAGCGCCCGGCCCCGCCCGACCCGCTCCGCCTCCGGCACCATCGCCTCCGCCCGCTCCACGATCCGCGTGGGCGCCGTCATCCTTTGGGGCTGCCTGGTCACCGGGAACCCCGCCGCGTCGTACATCCCCGGCCCCTGGACTATTGGCTTGCTACCTTCCGCCCGCCGCCGCGCCTCGCCCGCCACCTCCACCCACCGCTGTGCCTGCTCCGGCGCCTCCGCGAATTCGTCCACCCGCTGCCGGGCGTAGATCGCCACCTGCTGCCAATCCTCGACGGTCGCTCCCTGCGGACGCACCCCCACCGAGCGCGCCACGTCGTCCACACTCGACGGCCACTGCAGCGTCATCCCCTGCCGCACCGTCTGCGGCGCTACCTCCGCCACCTCCGCCGCCTCTTCGATCGCGCCCATCCCGAACCGCCCCGGCATACTCGCCCGCGTCCCCGCCTGATCCGCCAGCGTCCGCGCCTGCTCCTGTACCTGCTTCCACTCATCCACCCCCCAGTCCGCCGAGCGCGTCAGGTCCAACCCCGCCTGCTGCGCCACGTCCACCAGCGTTCCGCGCATCGCCTCTTCGATCGGCATCGCCGGCGCATTCATCAGCGCATCCCACCGCACGTTCCCCCCCAGCACCGCCTTGATCTCCTCCGCTCCCAGCCGCCCCGCCTCCTCCACCGGCCAGCCCAGCGCCTGCATCGCCCGGCTCTGCGCCCCCGGCGACAACGGCAACTGCGCCAACTCCCACCGCGCCAGGTCCCACCCCTGGCTCCCGTTCCGGAAGAAGCCCTGCCACAACTCCTGCCCGATCTCCGCGTACTTCTTCTTGTTGATCCTCCCGGCCAGCATCATCTCCCGCACCTTCGCCATCTCCGCCGCCGTCCCCCGCGCCATCCGGTCCACCGCATCCTGCGTGCTCATCACCACGTCCAGCCCGTCCCGGTTCGGATTCATCCCCATCATCCGCCAGGCCTCCGCCTCCGCCGTGTCCACCGTCAACCGTTGCGCGTCCAGCATCTCATCGAAATTGACGAAATCCTCCAGCCCCATCCTGCGCAGCCGCTCCTGCCTGCCGGCCACGTCCCCGGCCAGCGCCCGCAACTGCGCCAGGCTCTCCTCCACGATCTCCCGCGTCCCCCGCCCGGTCACCGCCTCGAGCGCCTCCCCCGCCTGCAGCCGCTGCACCTGCTGGATTCCATCCTCCAGCCTGGCCAGCACCTGCGCCTGATTGTCCGCGTGCACCTTCTCCACCATCTGGAAGTAGGCCGGCCAGATCACCCCCGCGTCTTCCCCTTCCCGCACCCGTCTCCACGCGTCCGCCCTCAGCCAGTCCGCCGAGGCGCGTGCCTCCATCTTCATCTTGCCTGTCTCTGCCCGCACCTGCCGCACCAGCGTCGCCTGGCTCTCGTCGAACTGCCCGCCCACCGTCGCCACCAGCGTCTCCTCCGCCTGCCGGATCCCCGCCTCCCCCGGCGCGAGCGCGTCCGCCAGGTGCTGTTGCGTCTGCGCAATCTCCGCCTCGTCCACCCCCAGCATCCGGCCCACCCCGTCCAGGTAGCCTTGCTCCTCCCGCAGATCCTGCACGGCCTCGATATCACTCCATATCCTACGCCCCGGAGGTGTAGGGTCTGCGGCAAAAGCACGGCCCACGTTGTCGCTCACCATCGCCCGCGCGCTGTCCACCATCTCATCTATCTGATCGATGTCCTCGACCTTGGCTAACTCCCCCTCCAGGAACAACCGCATCCCCACGCTCAGATCGTCCGGGTTCTCCAGGAGCGTCGCCAGGTTCAGCATCGGCTTCGGCCCCGTGGCCGCCCGCACCGCGTCCACGAACTCGTCCGCGTTCATCCCCTGTGCCAGCCGCGCCTCCAACGCCCGCACCGTGTTCGCGTCTAGCATACTGGCCAACTCCTCCGGCAACGTCGGCGCCCACACCTGCGGCAACGCCTTCTTCAATCCAGAGTAGAACGCCCGCGTATAGCGCCCCTCCTCCTGGCTCCCGATCCACCTGCCCAACCCGCCCGAGGCCTCGCCCAGCAATCCCGGCAACTTACTGCCCGCAATCTCCGCCTGCCCCCCTGCTGCTGCCGACTCGCTGATCCGCCGCGTCGTCGGCCCGAACCGCTCCAGGAAATCGTCGATCGCCCCCCGCCCGTCCAACGTTCCCACCCCATCCCACGCCATCGTCATCAGGTCACCGGCTGCATTCCGGATCGCGTACCCCGGTGTGCGCAAGTAGTACTCACTCATGGTCGTGCGGAAGAGATTGGCCTTTTGCTGATACCAGCTAACCTTCTCCGTCGCCGCTCCCGTCATCTCCAGCGCCCGCTCCGCCATCGCCGTGTCCAGGTCGGCCAGGAACCCGAACCGGTCGAACGGCCCCACCAGGCTGGGGAACTTCTTCGCATCGTCCAGGTCACCCACCACCTGCGCCAGGAGCGGCCGTGCTTCCTGTGCTGCCTGGCTCAACGGCACGTTCCCCAGCGTTCCCGCCAGCGCCTGCGGATTCTCCACCATCGCCCGCACCATCGCCCGCGCCTCGTCCGCACTCTCCACCTGCATGATCGCCGGCGTCACCACCTGGTACGCCGTCCCGGCCAGCGTCTCCGCTGCGGCCCGAGGCGTCGCCGCGAACGGGTTATACTTCTGCCACAACTTACTCAGCCACGATCCCTGCCCCGCATCCGCCCGCCCCACTGCCTTCGCCGCCTCGTCCGAGTGGTCGAGCACCAGCCGCGCCCCGTCCGCCATATCGTCAGCCACCCGCGCCACGTCGGCCGCAGTCTCCGCCACCTCTGCCGCCCCCGCGAACCTGGCCGCCGCCCGCGCCTGCCGCGCCTGCGCTCCCCGCTGCCACGCCCCAATGTCCAGCAGGTTCAGTGGATCCAGCCCCACCTGGAAGATCAACTCGTTCCACGTGTCAGACTGGCCCGGGATCATCCCCGTCTGCTGCACCTGCTGCGCTGCCGCCGCTGCCGCGTCCTCCCCATCCCGCTGCCGCACCCCCTCCACGTACGACCGGAACGCCTGCATATCCTCCGGCGTCGGCTGCGTCACGTTCACCTGCCGGCCCGACGTCACGTCGTTCAGGTCCTCCCCCGCCATCAGCCGATCGAGTGCTACCACCTGTGCCTCGTGGCTCGAGTACCCCAGCCCATACGCCACCCGCCCCAGCGCCTGCTCCACCTGCGCCCCCTGCCCGTACCGCTCAGCTGAGTAATCCCGCAGGCTCTGCGCTCCCCGGCGCGCCGCGGCGAGCACCCCCTGCTGCGCGAGGTACAGCGGAATGTGCGTGTCCTGGCTGATCTTCTCTGCCTCCGCCTGCTGCTCGGGCGTCATCTGCCGGGTCGGCGTCAGTGGCGGCAACCCCATCCCGCCGGGCATCTTCTGCCCCGCCTTGCCCAACATCTCCTCCACTGCCTTCGCCGGCGTAGACAACGCTTCCATCGCCGTCGCCCCTGCCGCCTCGATCCCGCGCGGGATCACCCCTGCCACCGGGATCTGCTTCCCCGTCTGCCAGGCCGCCCCCGCCACCTCGCCCAGCCGCCCCGCTGCCCCACCGAGGACCTGCCCCACCATCTCCGGCCGTGGACCTGCCGGCTGCCCTGCCGCCCCGGCCGCCGCCGTCGCGCTGGGCCCTGCCCCCATCGCCAGCATCGTGGGCCCTGCCATCATCTCCGCGAACGAGCGCGGCCTGCTGGGTTGTGCCTCTCCCATTCCCCGCTCCAGCACCGCCCCCAACTCCCCCGCTTCGCGTGGGGCCACCACCTTCCGCCAGGCCTCCCCGATCCGCTGGGCTGCCGTCTCCATCGCTGTCACCGGGCCCCAACGCCGCAGGCCTCGGGCCACCGCCGTCGCTCCAGGCAACGTCGGCAACCCCCGCTCGGCCGCCGCCGGCCGTAGCACAGTAGGCAACATCGGCCCCCTGGCTGGAAGAGGCGAAGGTGCCGGCACGACTGCCACTGGCGCTGCCGGTGCCGGGCCCCACGGCCCCACGCCGACGTCCATCCATGGCCGTCCCGCCCGCGAGGGCGTACGCGCAGCAGCAGGTACCGCGACCTGTGCAGCCGCTGCCCGTTCAGGCTGCCGCCACCACTGCCCGCGTCCTGCCGCAGGTGCAGCCGCCGGTGCTGGCGCTGGCCGTCCCCGCTGCCGCTCCTGTTCTTCCAACCGTCGCTCGCGCTCGCGCACTGCATTTGTCGGCATCTTCACTCCACCCAGGCCCAGTATTCCCTACTCACAATGTAACCCACCATCCCGTGAGTAACTCCATACTCCTCGGCCAAGGATGCTTGAGTCACATTCCCCATCGCGTACCTGGCCCGAATTTCCCTGACCTGCGTCTCGGTCAGTTTGCTGTTGCCGTTCTGCTCCCCCCGCACACGGCACCATCCTTCAAGGTGCCGTCCTTTTCTAATCATGTCGGCAGTATTCTCTCGCCTCGAAGCCACGAATAGATGACTCGGATTGACACAGGCAGGATTGTCACAGGTATGGCACACGCACAGACCCGGTCCGATAACTCCCCCGGCCAGCTCAAAAGCCACACGATGAGCCTTGACATAGCGCCTGTCTAGCCCACGATGTCCTACCCGAAACGCGCCGTAACCCCCGGAGTTACGGTGAGCCTTCCATTCCCAGCATTCATCTGATCCGCGCCGGTCCACCTTCTCCCAGAATCGCTCTTCGAAACTCTTCCTGCCCATCTCACATCCAGCGAGTGTTAGGAGCCCACCGTCGTCCGAACGCCGCCACGTTCGCCTGCCTCCCCTGCTCCGCCAACTGCTGCGCCTGCATGCCCTGTCCCCAGATGTCTTGCGCTTGCTGGTGGGCGAACTGCTCCGCTTGAAATTGTTGATTCCAGATGTCCGCGGCTTTCCTCCAATCAAATTCTTGACCCCACTGCTGCTGCTGAGCCGCTTGTTGCATCCATGGGAGCATCACGTTTGACCAGGCCTGCTGCTCTTGCGCACGTTCCGTGGGCACCGCCGCCCAGGGTGCTTGCTGCCAATCCTGCCACGGCAACCAACTATATCCGCCTCCCGGCACCGCCCACGTCACCGGAGCCGCCGGCGCTGCCGGTGTCCCACCACCACCACCACCGCCACCGCCACCGCCCCACGTCTGCCCCCACTGCTGCTGCTGGCCGGCCTGCTGCGGATATGGCTGCTGCCCGGTCGCCGGTGGTTGCGTGTACCCATAGCCCGCGTATGGGGGAGACGTCCACCCCACACCACCTGGCGCAACCGGCCACTGCGTCGCGCCTATGCCTACCCCACCACCGCCTGTTCCCTGTATGACTGCCATCTCACCTATCCTCCCGGCGCTCCCTGCGCCTTGGGCACGCGCTTCGCCCACAACTTCTCCATCTCCCCCTCGTACCTCAACGCCTCACCCAGCACGTCCCCGCCCTGGCCCACCTTCTGCTGCGCGAACTGCATGATCGCAAACGGCTTCCCCCGCTGCTGCTCGTACCTGGCCAGCACCTCATCGTCTGAGAGCTGCGCTTCCTGCCGCAGATCACCGACCACCTGGCCGATCATCTCCCGCGCATCGGCCATCGCGTCGTGCACGATACTCCTCATCCCCCTGGCCCCTCACCCATCCCCGGCATCGCGAGCTTCTGCT